TCGTCCGGATCGACGTGGGACAGGACACCAACGGCGAGGACAAGAACGAGATCAAGAGCGCGGTTATGCCCGATCATCGCGATTACCCGCAGGTGATGGGCCATGTCGCGGCACCTGGCATGGCACCTCAGATGCAGCCCCCCGCATCCGGGGCACAGTATCAGGCACCGGTCGCTCCCTCGGCACCTGCACATGGGTATCAGGCACCGGCCACATCTGCGCCTGCGCAGGGTTATCCCGCCCCGCAGTCGCAGCCACAATCGCAGCAGACGCCCGCGCAGCAATCGCCCGCCGCACCAGGCTTCTCGGGCCGTCCGAGCTGGGCTGAGTGAGGGGCCAGAGCCATGCGATTACGTCCTCGCCAGAAACTCTTCGTCGAGCGCAGCCTGTCTGCGCTCGACACCCGCGACAACACGCTGAGCGTGGCCAGCACTGGATTTGGTAAAACTCTGGCTTTGTCTGCCGTTGTCGGGCAACGGATCTGTAATAGCACCGCCAAGGTCTGCGTGCTGGCGCATCGTGATGAGTTGACCGCGCAGAACCGCGAGAAGTTCGGCCGGGTCAATCCCGCCATCACCACCTCGGTGGTGGATGCCACCAGCAAATCCTGGGGCGGCCAAGTCACCTTTGCCATGGTGCCGACGCTCACGCGCGAGCGCAATCTGGCCGCAATGCCGAAGCTCGACCTGCTGGTGATTGATGAGGCCCATCACGCCGTGGCCGACAGTTATCGCCGCATCATCGACCATGTGCGCGACGCCAACCCCGACGCCCGGATATTCGGCGTCACGGCCACGCCAAACCGCGGCGACAAGAAGGGGCTGCGCGCGGTCTTTGACAACGTCGCTGATCAGGTCCGTCTGGGCGAGTTGATCGCATCGGGTCACCTCGTGCCGCCGCGCACCTTTGTCATTGATGTGGGTGTGCAGGACAAGCTCAGGGCGGTGCGCAAGACCGTGTCGGACTTTGACATGTCTGAGGTGGCCGAAATCATGGACCATGCGCCGATCACCGAGGAGGTGATCCGCCATTGGCAGGAAAAGGCCGCTGATCGGCCCACGGTGGTGTTCTGCTCGACCGTGGCCCATGCCGCCCATGTCGCCGAGGCCTTCAATGCCGCGGGAATTCCGACCGGTCTGATCCATGGCGATCTGCCCAGCGAGGAACGCCGCAACATCCTGGCTGCCTTCGCCAAGGGCGAAATCCGTGTCATCACCAACGTGGCCGTACTCACTGAGGGTTTTGATCACCCGCCCATCTCCTGCGTCGTGCTGCTGCGGCCCAGTTCCTACAAATCAACAATGATCCAGATGGTCGGGCGCGGGTTGCGCACGGTGGATCCCGCCGAGCACCCGGGTGTGGTGAAAACTGACTGCGTGGTGCTGGATTTTGGCACGTCCAGCCTGACCCATGGGACGCTGGAGCAGGATGTTGACCTTGAGGGCAAGACCACCAACGGTGAGGCGCCCTCGAAAACCTGCCCGGCGTGCGAAGCCGATATTCCGCTGGCCTCGCGCGAATGCCCGATTTGCGGCGAGCTCTTGGTCGAGGATGAGGGTGAAACCCGTGATGGAGGCCTTGGCGGAGCGCTCTCCGGCTTCGTGATGACGGAAATCGATCTGCTGAAACGCTCCAGTTTTGAGTGGGTTGACCTCTTCGACACCGAGGATGCGCTTCTGGCGACGGGCTTTTCGGCCTGGGGCGGGATCTTCTGGCTCGAGGGCCTCTGGTACAGTATTGGCGGCGCACGCGGTGTGCAGCCACAGCTGCTGGGGATCGGCGAGCGCAGCGTCTGTCTCGCGCAGGCCGATGACTGGCTGAACGATCACGAGACTGACGAAAGCGCCTTCAAGACGCGCGCCTGGCTGAACCAGCCCGCCACGGAAAAGCAGCTGCAATATCTGACGCCTGCCGCGCGCAGCGATTTTGGCCTGACCCGCTACAAGGCCTCAGCGCTGATGACCTTCGGGTTCAACAAGCGCGCCATTCGCGGGTTGATCACCAGCGCGGCCCCAACCGCGCGGGAGGCCGCATGAGCCATGTCGCGCAAATCGCATCCCCGTCCACAGAGGCTGCGGATCGCCCGGGCTTTGATCGCCTGTGGCATCCGCGCGGCACGCTCTGCGCCGTCTGCACATCCCGCACCCGCGGCTTTGGTTGGTTCGATCCGAATAGGCCGCGCGGCAAACGCACATACCGCTGGTTCTGCTCAATGCAGTGCCAGGCAGCCTTCACACAAAAAGCCAGGAAAGGAATGAACATGGCAGAGATAACCGAAGAAGAAGCAATGGCGATGCCTGCCGTCATGCGCGCGCTCGCCCCCGAGATGGAGCGCATCGGCTGGGACCGGCCGTTGGGTCAGCTCACCCAGCACGACATGCATCAGCTGATCGTGATCATCATCGCTGCATTCCGCGCTGAAATGGCTCTGATCGCCAAGGATACGGAGATCCCATTCTGATGTTGGACTATAATCACAGGCCCAGCTTTGCCGACAAGGTGAACGCCGCAGTCGACGCAAACCTGACCGCTGACAATGCTGCTCGCATCCCACGCGATTATCTCGGCGGCTCGCGCCTCGGCCACGCTTGCGAGCGTGCCCTGCAATTCGAGTTCACGCACGCGCCCAAGGACGAGGGGCAGGACTTCTCCGGCCAGCTGCTGCGCATCTTCGCCATTGGGCACGATCTGGAAGATCTCGCCATCCGCTGGCTGCGCGGCGCGGGGTTCGAGCTCTACACGCAAAAGGGCAACCACCCAGATGGCGGCCAGTTCGGGTTCTCGGTCGCAGGCGGGCGCATCCGCGGTCATGTCGATGGCATCTTTGCCGCTGGACCAGAAGGCTTCGGGCTCGCCGTCCCGGCACTCTGGGAATGCAAGACCATGAACGCCAAGAACTGGCGCGCCTGCGTCAAGGACGGGGTGAGCAAATCGAAGCCCGTCTATGCCGCCCAGATCGCAGTCTACCAGGCCTACATGGAAGCAAGCGTGCCTGGCATCAGCGCGGCACCCGCCGTGTTCACCGCGATCAACAAGGATACCGCCGAGCTGCACCACGAGCTTGTGCCCTTCGACGCCGACCTCGCGCAGCGGATGTCCGATCGCGGCGTCCGGATCCTGCAAGCCACTGACGCAGGTGAGTTGCTGCCGCGCGTCGCCGCCAATCGCGACTTTTTCGAATGCCGGTTCTGCTCCTGGGCAGAGCGGTGTTGGGGGCTGCCGACATGACGGATGCCCCAAAGGACCCGCCCGACACCCCAAATGACACAGAGGATGCCAACATGAGCACCAATCACGACGACCCTCAAACCCCATCGGATGACCTATCCTCCGAGACGCCCAAGGAAAATCTCGTCCATTTCAATCCGTGGCGGGACTTCAACGATGCCGCGCCACAGATCGATGTGTTTGGTGATGAACCGGACCCCGAGCAGATCGCCCAGTTCATGGAGGTGGTGTTCGGCTATTGCGACGGTCTGATCCCGGTCCGCAGCTTCATCGACAAAGGCCAGGGCATCGATGGCCGCCCGCATAACATCTGGATCGATGCCGGTGAAAACGTCACCGACAAGATGACCACCTTTGCCAACTGGGCGGCACGCGAAGGGGCTGCTGTCTATGTCATCCCCGGCTCTGTCGCCGAGCAAGGACAGGCCAAGGCGGCCGACATTCAGCAGATGCAGGCTGTGGTGGTTGATATCGATACCGGCGATATCGCCGCCAAGCGGGCCCATCTCGAACGTCATCTCGGCCCACCCACCATGGTAGTGGAAAGCGGCGGTGTGACGCCAGAGGGCCAGCACAAGGCGCATGTCTGGTGGAAACTGACCGAGCCTGCCGAGGGCAGCGACATCGCGCGCGTGACCCGTATCCGCGGTGACATTGCCGCCAAGGTCGGCGGCGATATGCATTTCCGCTCAGCGCATCAGCCCATCCGCGTGGCAGGCTCGGTCTATTACAAGAACAGCCTCAAGACGCAGGTGCGCATCGTCACGCTGAACGCCGAACTCGAGCGTGATCTGGGTGAGTTCACGGAAGCCGTCACCGACATGCCACCCGCGCCGGGCGTGTCGCTGCAGCCGGACTTTACCGCGCCCGACAAGCCTGCCGTCGATGATGTGCTGGTCACCCCGGTGCGCGAGAGCGCGCAGGATGACTGGTCGCGTTTCGAGGGGGCCTCGGCCGCCATCGGGTATTTCATCCGCATGGTGCATGAGGGCCGGATGTCGAAAGACGAGGGCTGGGAGGGCATCTGCGGCTACAACGCCGCAATGCTGCGGCCAGAGTGGTCAGTGGAGCGGCTCAAGCGCGAGTCCGAGCGGCTCTGGGCCCGGCATGTCGAAAAATACGGACCACCCTTGATCCGTCTCGACAGCGCCGCGCCTGCGCCCAATGAGATGCCCGCCTTCACGCTTGGCGCGCTGCTGGACGATGACAGCCCGATGCCCGCGGATATCATCGCACCGCGCGTTCTGACGCCGGGTGGGCTGCTGGTGCTGGGTGGTGCGCCCAAGGTCGGCAAGAGCGATCTGCTGATCTCCTGGCTGGTGCACATGGCCGCGGGCGTGCCGTTTCTCGACTTCACACCGCCGCGACCGCTGCGCGTGTTCTACCTGCAGGCCGAAATCCAGTACCACTATCTGCGCGAACGCATGAAGCAGATTACCCTCCCGAAAGAGGTGCTGACCGGCGCGCGGGACAATCTGGTCGCCACGCCAAAGCTAAACCTTCTGCTTGATGTCGAGGGCAGCGTCCGTGTCGCACAGGCCATCATGCGGTCATTCCCGGCCGAGCCGGTCGACATCATCTGCATCGATCCGATCCGCAATATATTTGACGGCGGACCCGACGGCGGCGGCGAAAACGACAACACTGCGATGATGTTTTTCCTCAAGGAAAGGGTCGAGGTTCTGCGCGATCACATCAACCCAGAGTGCGGTGTGATCCTCGCGCATCATACCAAGAAGCTCAGCAAGCAGCAGGTCAAGGATGACCCGTTTCTGGCACTATCAGGTGCCAGTGCCCTGCGGGGCTTCTATACATCAGGGCTGATCCTGCACCGGCCTGATGAAGAAAACCCACAGCGCAAACTGGAGATCGAGCTGCGCAACGGACCAGCGCTGGAGTCCAAGATCATCGACAAGGTCAAGGGTGAATGGACCGAGATCAACCCGATGAACGAGCGGCTTGTACGCCAAGACTCTGGCGCAAAACACGACGCTGAACGGGATCGAAAGGGCGGCGTGATTGTCCATATGCTCAGTGAGCAGGCTGAACAGGGAAAGATGTTCACGCTCAGCCAGTTCGCGGCTAGCTTCGAGAACAAGGGCAGCCTTGGAGGTCAGACCAGCATCCGGGAACGCCTGCATGTGCTTGCCACCAAGGGCCATGTGAAGTTCGTGCGCGGTGAACAGATCAAAGAGCTTGGCCTTAAGCGGAACCGGTCCAAGTTCGGGTATCTCTGCGTCAAAAATATGCACCTGCGGACCGACCGGGAAGTGGTCGACGACGAGACCGGCGAGGTGTGCCCGGCCTTCATTCGGGTGCTCCCGTCCGACTACATGTGCCCCCAATCTGGAGCAATCTTGCCGGTTGAGAACCCGGACGTCTGGGTCGATCAAGACGGGGATGAGGCATGAACCCGGCACCCCAAAAGAGCCTGTCCAAGAACACGGATCGTCCGTGTTCTTGCCAAAACACGGCCCGTGTTCCTGGTGCCCGTGTTCTGTGTTCTGGAATTCGTATTGCAAAATCAAAGCGTTACGCCGGAACACAGAACACGGATTGCGGTCTGACATTTTCCAATCCGTGTTCTGGAAATCCACATTTATTTTCAATGACTTACACAGGAACACAGAACACGGAATTTCCTACCCTAAGGGGTAGGTGTTCTCCCCGCTTAAGGCGGGGGAGACACCACCCACCCCTGGGCATTTTTTGGGGGCCAAAGTTTTGACCCAGAACAATCCGACGACGGCGGCCAGTACCGCCAAGCATCAACCGCCGTCGTCTTCCACCCGAGCAGCCCACCAGAAGAGGAGACCACTCATGGCTGATATGACTCTCGCCAGCGCCAATCTCGGCGCAACCCCGAAAACGCCCATGCCGCCTGCACAGGGCCCACGCACCATCCTAGCCCTTGATCTAGGTACGACCACCGGCTGGGCCATCCGCGGCTTTGACGGCCTGATCACCAGCGGCACTGTCAGCTTCAAACCTAGCCGATATGACGGCGGCGGCATGCGCTATCTGCGCTTCACCAACTGGCTGACGGAGATCGACCGGCTCAGCGGTCCGATTGAGGCGATCTATTTCGAAGAAGTGCGTCGGCACGCAGGCACCGACGCAGCCCATGTCTTTGGGGGTCTGCTGGCTGTCCTCACTAGTTGGGGTGAATTGCGCGGGGTGCCATACCAGGGCGTGCCGGTTGGCACCATCAAGAAATTCCTGACGGGCCAGGGCAACGCGAACAAGCAGGCGATGATCGACGCTGCCCGCCGTCGTGGCTTCAGTCCAGCGGACGACAACGAGGCAGATGCTATTGCGATCTTGCTTTGGGCGCTGGAGACGAACGGAGGTGCATCATGAGCGGCATGCGGTTCGCCCCAAAGGGGTACGGCGGCAACCGCCGCGATCCCGACCAGATCAAGCGCGATGGCTGGCAGGAACAGCAGATGCTGGCTGTCAGCGTCGATGATTACAGGCTGACCTGGCCAGAGCGCGAGCTGGTCCGTCAGCTTGGCGAAAAGCTTTATGGCAAGCTGCCCGCGGTGCGGGAGGTGCGCAATGGCCGATGACTGGACCCGCGCTATGGTGGCTGACCGGCTGGACCTCGCGGCGGACGTGATGCACAACCTGCCGCCGGTACGCCCGCAAGGCTATGTCAGCGCCTGGCCCGAGTACGTGCACGGCTTTGCTGACCAAGTCGAACAGGAGCCGAAGATGCGTCGCCCTCTGCCATCCCCGCGGATGATCACGCAAGCCGATGAGGCGATGCTCTGGCTGCGGTGGGTGGACAAGGACATCGGGCAGATCCTTTGGGCACGCGCCAACCGCAAGGCGTGGAAGGGGATATGCTGGCAGCATGGTATCAGCCGGGCCACGGCCAGTCGGCGGCACGAGTATGGGCTTGCCGTGATTGTTTGGCGCTTGAACGGCCGAACTGTGCCGGGCAACCGGTCGATGGAGTTCGTGATTGAGCGGACGGCTTGATCTTGCGGGGCGGTCTCGCTATGGCCGCCCTGTGAACTCCCTTCGGTCCAGCTGGGCACCTTTC